GTCTTTATAATAGTTTACCTGATTTTGGTAAATTGCTTGTTAACCCTGTTGGTCAACTTGCACCTTTGGCTGGTGCAGCAGGTCAAGTACCTAGTGTTCTTAAAAATCAAAAACCTACAGTAGTTATAACTAACAATTTCAAAGGACCAGTAGACCAACAAAGTTTTGCTAGACAAACAGTTAAAACATTAAATACAGCAACCAATACTTCAGGTTTGAGAGCTTTTGCCAACTAATGACAGTTTTCACACCGACCTACAAAGTCACTATTGCTGGAACAATTCAAACTTCTACAATTTTGCAAGACGCAACAATTACTTATGGACGTAATGATTTCTTTGAAGCAACTCAGCCTAGTTATTGTAATCTTGAATTATTAAACCTTGATGGTACAAGCCCAGTAGTTGAGTTATTAGACACAGTTGTTGTTGAAGTGCAGAACTCAGCAGGCACTTTTGTTAAGTTGTTTACAGGTGAAGTGTCAGGTGTTTATAACAGATTTGAGGGCGCTGGTTTAGGTGGTAAACCTAACACATTACAAATACAAGCAATTGGTGCTCTTGGTTTACTTGTCAAGCGTTACGCTGGTGCTGTTGCTTACCCTGAGGAATTAGACGGCGCACGTATTCAACGTATCCTTGAAGAAACATTATTTGTTGCTTGGGAAGATTTAAGCAATACATTAACTTGGAATGATTTTACTACTGAGACTTGGGCTAATTATGGCGTACAAGGCATAGACATTATTGACCCAGGACGTTATGAAGTACTTGCTAGACCAGCAGAAGTTGAACAGGCTTACGAATTAACAGACACAACTCAACAATCAGGTCTAGGCTATTTATACGATACGCCAGATTTTGAAATTGGTTATGCCGATGCTGAAAGACGAAGTGCTAATTACACAACTAACTTAATAGAACTTGACGCTAACCTTGTAAACGCTGACATACAAACCAGGTTACAAACAGCAGATATTGTTAACAGCGTGGTTATCAGATATGACGACCCAGTACTTGAAGTTGTAGCACAAAATGATACGTCAATAAATAATTATGGTTTGCTTGAAGAAATCAGGTCTACCATTCTTGCCGAAACAGTTGATGCCACAGAACAAGCTACTAACTTTGTTAATTACAGAGGAACACCTAAAACCTCACTTGAAGCCGTATCGGTTAACCTGGCTCATTCAGATATGACCAATACAGTAAGAGACGATTTACTAGCTGTAACTATGGACAGTTTGCTTTACTTAGACAATATCCCAGTAGGGCTAATACCTGAGGGCTATTTTGAGGGCTTCGTTGAGGGTTGGACTTGGACACTTGGACGCAAAAACCTTGAACTAACTATGTCTGTTTCTAACTCAATTTATTCTACACTTGATGTACAATGGGAAGACTACAACTCTGTTATTCAATGGCAGAACCTTGATAATGCTACTCGTTGGCTTGACGTTATTTAAGAAAAGGATAAACTAGAACAATGGCAACTACTACCCCTAATTATGGCTGGGCTGTACCAACTTCAACCGATTTGGTAAAAGACGGCGCTACAGCAATTGAAACCCTTGGTGACGCAATTGACGCGTCTATGAATACAGCTCTTGGTACAAAAAAGGCTGGAATGGTTTTACTGAATACAACTAGTTTTAGTGCAGTAACAAGTCAAACAATCAACCCTTTTACAGCAACTTATGATGATTACAAAATTGTAATCAAAATAACTGCTGCAACGGCTGCAACAGATTTGTTATGTCAATTGTCATCTGGTGCAACACCTTTAACAACTGCTTCTTATGATGCTGCTTATATGGTTAAACAACTTGGTGCTGGTGCTTTTTCTTCTGTTGCAAATACTGCTGCAACTTCTTGGATTTTAAGTGGTGTTGCAAACACTTCAACTTCAGCAGATTATCAAGCGTATGATTTTTCTAATCCTTTTGCTTCTAAATATAAATCTTTTAATGGTTCTGCAACAAGGCAAGATGGTTTTCTGTGGATAAATGGTGGTAGAAATCAAACTACTACTTCTTATGACGGAATTAAATTATTTGTTGCTTCAGGCAACATTACTGGAAGTGTGAGTGTGTATGGCTACAACAAATAAAGTTTTTGTTCAAATAAATGACGAAGTAATTGAATTAAAAGGCAATGAACTTTCAAATTGGGAAGATGAACGAAAACAATATCTTGTGGAATCACAACTACTTGAAGCCGAGTATAAAGCCAAGCAAGATGCACGCGATTCAGCAATTAAAAAACTTGGTGAAATAGCAGGACTAACAAAAGATGAACTTAATGCAATCCTTTAACTATAAACAATTATCACTAGCTGCAATTGCTTTCTTAGCAGCTTGGCAAGCCACAGACTTTGCCCTTGATTACAGAGCTGTACTTGGTGCTGTCGTAGCTGCTTCAATGGGCGCGATGAATCCAAATGTCAAAACCAAGGTTAAGTAAAGCAGCTGAGCAATTACGCTCCGAAATAAACGCCAAATATCCTAAGCGAGATAAACGCTCAGATGGCTGGATAGGCGACACAGCACACAACGCACGTAAGTCAGACCACAACCCAGATAAGAATGGTTGGGTACGTGCTATAGATATTGACTCAGACCTTGTTAAAAGCTCATCTAAAGAATCCTGGCTATTAGCCGAACAGATTAAGACAATTGCACTCAAAGGCGACAAAAGGATTAGTTACGTAATCCATCAACACCGAATAGCCTCATCACGTCAGAATTGGGCTTGGCGTGTCTACAAAGGTGCTAACCCACACGTTTCACATATTCATATATCCTTTGATAAATCAGGCGACCTTAACGGAAAGGCATTTGGATTATGAGTAAACCTAAAGCTAAGAAAACTGTTATTGAATTACCAGATGTTATGGCTAGTGAACTTGTACGCATTATTAACACAGCTCACGAAGACGGCAAACTAATCACAGGGTTTGTTTGTTGTTTAGAACTGTTTGACGGCAAAAAGAAAACAATTAAAATTGCAGCCAACCAAGATATGCCACAGCACTCAGTCTTTGGCATTATTAACTATGCAGCTGAAAAGTACCAATTTACTGTTGCACCTGACGAAGATGAAGATGATGATTTTTATGACCCAAATTGGTTTGACGGACAATGATAAACGAACTAATTGGCATCATTGGTTTACTTGTTACCATTCTTGTTTTGACAATTAGAGCAACTGTTGAACTGACTAAAATGAAATCACAATTGTTTCCTAATGGTGGAAGTTCTTTACTAGATAAAGTGACACGCCTACAAATAGATGTTGTTAAAATTCGTAGTACTATAGATAGTATTAGTACAGAGTTAGGCAAGCCTAAACGAAAGAGGTAACTATAAAACGTTACGTCGTAATCTCAGATTTGCAATACCCTTTCATAAAGAAATCGTACGTTGAAGCACTTTTAAACTATGTTGATTATGTCAAACCCGATAAATTACTTTCAGTAGGCGATGAGCTTGATTGTCAACAGATATCAACTTATGCACGTGGAACAGCCTTAGAATTTGAGGGTTCATTACAAAAGAATATAATAGGTTTGAAAGGCTTGCTCAAAGAATTCCGTAGTGCTATTGGACGCAGTAAGCCTTTCATTATGCAACGCAGTAATCACACAATACGAATTGAAAAATACATAAGTCGTCACGCACCAGCGTTTAGTGTTATAGATGCAATCAAGATTGAAAACCTTTTAGGTTATAACGATAAAGATATTAAAGTTACTTACAACAGGTCTTTAACAGAAGTTGCTAAAGGCGTAATTATGGGTCACGGCGACGAGGGCAGACTTTACAATCACGCAGGACAAACAGCTCTTGGATTAGCTACAAGAACAGGTAAAAATGTTGTTTGTGGTCACACACATAGACAAGGCATAAGCTCTGCAAGTCACGGATATGGTGGCAATCTTTCAACACTTTGGGGTATGGAAGTGGGGCATTTATGCGACCTTAATTCTTCTGGTATGCGTTATATGAAAGAGGGGCACGCTAACTGGCAAGCAGGCTTTGGAATCTTGTACGAGCAAGACGGCATAGTTAAACCAGAGCTAGTGCCTTTTAATAAAGATGGTTCTTTTATAGCTGAGGGCGAACTTTGGCGTTAACGGCGTTATCAAATTGTTATAATTCAATGCCGTGTTTTGACATAGGTAAGCCTTAACCTTTCTTTAACGAAAGGGGCACTATGGATAAACAATGGTATCCAATTTCTCATCTTTTGGCTCACGCATACCACACTATGGATTATTACCACAAAACTAGGTGCATATTTGAGCCGTGCGATTGTGAAAACAAGCTAGCGCAATTACAGGAATTCTACGGACTATTTATAGGAGTTAACTAAATGGATTATCTAAAAAATTACATAGAAGTTAAAGACAGAATACAAATGTTTTACGACAAATTTCCAGAGGGCACTCTGCACTTTGAATATAAAGGCGTCCTTGAATTTAACGGCGAAACATTTATTTATGGTAAAGCGTTTGCATACCCGGATAGAGAAAAACTTAATTACGCAAGTGGTTGGGCTTGGGAACGCGTTCCAGCTAGAGGATTTGCTAAAGGCGCAGAAATGATGACCCTCGAAACAAGTGCTTGGGGACGTGCAATAGCAGCTCTTGGAATTGCTGTTACTAAAGGTATTGCTTCTAGAGAGGAAGTGCAACGTAACGTGAATTTAGAAAACGACCCTTGGCAAACACCACCAGATAGCCCTACAAAGCCCATAGAGGGCAAAATTAGCCAAGAAACACCTAAGCCTATAGCAGGACAAGGACAAGGTTTAGAAATGGGGCATTTTGGGTCTTACAGGGTTGCTACAGAAAAGCAAATAAACTTCTTGCATAGCCTATGTAAGCGTGTTTATACTGACTGGGATAAAGAGAAACTACTGAAATATCTGCAATTCCTAAGTAAGGAACAGGAGTTTTCTAAGCTAGAATTTGCACCATACACAATCGTTAAAACCCAATTAGACAATCAAGAACAATTGGCAGATAACCTAAGTGCCTGGTTGAACGCTTCTAGACTTCCATCAAGCCACCAACAAGGTGAGATGGCATCAGCAGATTGGAAGACAGACCAATTTTAGAAATATTTTTAATTAACCCATATTTTAATGACGTTGAGCTACTACCAAGCGACTATCGGAAAATAGCCGTTTGTGAGTCGTCATTAAATCCAGAAGCTGTTAACAGAACAGGCAAGTACAGGGGCTTGTTTCAGTTTGATAATCGTAGTTGGGCTTATGTCGGGGGAACTGGTGACCCTGCTAGGGCATCTGTGCGTGAACAACTCCTACGCGCACAGAAGCTCGTAAAAAAGCAAGGATTTGCAAGAGCGTTTCCACAATGCTCTAAAAAGATGGGGGTAAAATAAGTGGAAGTTATTACAGCGTTTCTGGGAATGTTTTTGGTGTTATTCGTGTTATATATGAGACAATAATACGAGGAAAGGGGGGCAGAATGAAACCACAAGACCAGTACAGGTTTGAGAGAGCATTGAGAGCTTCAATTTCTATTGACCTTAAAAACAGAGAAAAAGACTTTAAGAACAAAAAGGATATGGAAGAAGCTAGAAAGATAGTAGAACAAAAACACTAAGTCAAGACAGGGGCAACAAATGGGAACACCTTTAGGTAGAGAAGCTGTTATTAGTTTGTTAATTGGTGGGATACTTACTCTTGGTATTATGCAACTTTGGGAGTGGGTGAAAGCGTATGTTAGAACTTATATCAAGGTGCGTTAATTGTGGTGGTTGGTGTTATGCAGCTAGTTATTGTAAAACTTGTATGAAAGGAATCAAATAATGCAACAATTTATAATAGGTCTATTTGCTGGGGCGTTTGTAAGTGTCGCGTCATTAGCTGTAGCAATTAAGTTGTATATGAAATAATGGCAACATATATTTGGTGTAAAAGGTGTCACACAATGATTGCTAAAGAGTTATTGCACGAAGATTGTGACCCTAAAGTACCAGTAACGCCAGACAAAGTTAAAAAACAAATGGGTATTAAATGAGTGATACAATCTATTTGCACTATCACTACGATTACGATAACAGCATAGAAGTGTTATGTAGAGATGTTAAGTGTTATCAAAAATTGTTAGATGCTAAGAAAGCATTAGAAGAATACCAAGACCAGGTAGACCGAGACTTACAATTAAAAGAGAACTTACAAGCTATAGATGATTACATACAAGACCCAAGGATAGACAACTACTAAAACAAATGATATAAGTACTATCTTGGTAGCTCAAGCCAAGTCTAAACATTAAGTTGAGGGTTGCTTAGTAAGCAATTTAATGGCCGTCAGAGGGTCTTAAACAACTATGCCCACTATGCATAGCGTGTAACAATACGAGAAGTTACGACATCATAAGCAGCTATTAACGAGTCTCCTAGTAGCAACACAATGTCTATGATGATATGGCGAGATTACGTTGAATAATAAATAAGGCGTCCGTTTGAAAGTACGAAACCTCAGGGGTTCATACTAAGAGAATGGTTCTAATCATTAAGCCGTTCTCTGTACTTCAACACTCAAAGGTTCTTAACAGATATACTATAAACGTATGGATATAATAAGACGTAATGGTTCATCAACAAGATGGCGAAAGCTTAGAGCATTCGTCCTTAAACGAGACAACAACACCTGTTACTACTGTGGAATTCCTACAGCTAATACAGTCGACCATCTCACACCCCTCGATAAAGGGGGCACAGATGAACTCAGTAATCTCGTTACTGCTTGCTCACATTGCAACTACTCTAAAGGCTCAAAGACCGAACAACAATTCAATCGTAAACGAGCAAGAAAGAAAAAAGAACTAGAAATGATACGATTTTTTGAGCACGATAAGACAC